TAGCTGTGTCTGCAAGGCATCTTTTTTGTAGAGTTCTTGCAGTATGGCTATCTTCATCTCCATTTTAGATCGCCTCATATGCATGTTGTACGCAACGTAACTACTTAAAACTTACGCTTAATCCTGAAAAACGTCGATAAAAAAATATAAAACGATTCGCAGTACAACAGTCAGCTTTTCGTGGAATGGGATCACCCCTATATATTAGTTAAACCATTAAGAGAAGAGTGAGAAAAGATGAAACTGATACTATCGACATTGGCGGCGCTGCTTCTAGTGGCGCCAGGAATCGCTATGACAGATACTCAGGCAGCATACCTGCAGGGCTTCCAGGCCGGATACAACCTCCGGGCACTGTGGCAGGATGACGTTTCTGCTTACAACGTCGAGGCAGCGGCGTTCAATGCATCCCTCGCGGCCAACCTGAACGAGTCTGAGGCTGCCCCATACATGCTGCCCTTGGCATTGGAAAGAATAGTCTCCATGCCGGCACTCTTCAACGCGAGCATTCCGATTGAGGAGCTGAAAAAAGAATGAAGTACATTCTCATCGCTTTTGTGAGCCTCGTAGCCAGCCTTTCAGCGGCATCGGCCTACACGGATTGCCAACAGGCCATGTACGACGGCACCCGCCTATCCTGGCAGATGGCCACGGCATATGCCGACCAAGACGTCCCGGCCTACAATGGTCTGGTCGATCAGTGGAATGCATGGGTCCGGGCCAACTTCGGAGAGGATTCCAATCTTCTCATGCAGAAGATGGCTGGGCCTGTCGACCTCCAGAAGCCCTACATAGCTGCCAATAATACGACAGGCGGCGGCGTGGTGCATGCCATCGATGGCAACAAAGCGAGCAACCGGACCATCACCACCAACGACATGAATTTGTTGCCTGATTCGGTGACTGGGAAGATGTACGATCGCTCTCAACGATTAGCAGAAGCAGGAAAAACGGATAGCTCCGAATACCTAGCCTCACAAGGCAACTATTTGGGTGGGGTCTAATCCCTGCCCATGCTCGTTTTTGCCACATCCAAGAGCAACCTGATTCTATCTGCCCTCATCCCGGCCAGGCGATATGCCCTTTGAGCTTCGGTCATTTTTGGTTGAAGTTCCTGTAATCTCTTCTTGATTTGATCCGCTTTCCGGCTACCGTCCTTGAATTCTGCTAGATCCGCCGCGAGTTCCTGTTGCTTGTCCTCGATCTTCGCCAATTCCTGAAAAGCATTCTCGAGATTGTCGAACGCTTCTGTTACGTCTTTCTCTTGGATCATGTTTCAAACTCCCTCAAATTTTCTGAATGTAACAAAGTGCTATGCAGAACGGCAGCGATGCCACGGCATCCCCCGTGAAGCTCGTTCCCTCGGCGGCACTGTGGCCGTGCGCTGTCCCGCTACCCGTACTGCCTACCGAAGTCCCGGATATCGCCCGTAATGCAAGGGTGGCCCCAGGATCAGCGTTATTGTATGCAGTAGGTCGGGTGTCGGAATATTTGTGCGTGTGCGCAGCCATTTCGGCTATTGTGATTGCATGAGTGGCCACGTTGACGGTGCCCGCTGCCGCGAAGGTGGCAGATCCACTCGTGTCGCCTACCGAATAAGCAGATCCGGTTCCCGCACCAACTGGAAACTTGCCTCTTAGATCGATGGTGCCTTCCGTGCCATCGCATATATGCCAGCCAGCCGGAATCGAGGCAACACTGCCATACCAGAGGACGGCTAGGCCGGTAGGCACGCCGAGTCCAGCAAAGCTCACCGCATGGAGGTTTCCGGTGGACTTATATAGGAAATCGGCGTCCGCGCCGCTCTCACTACCACAATTGCCAGAATACCAGTAAGCGGCTTGCATTTCCGCCTGAGTCTGGTAGAGATCATCATGCACATGGCTAGATAGATAGCTAGAGACTTCTGTGTAGATAGTCTCAAAATTGTCTAAAACCGAAGCAGTGACAAGATCGCCCGATGTCCAAGGATCGTAATTCTTTGTATATGCCAATCAAGTCACCTCATGCGTATTTCATGATATAAAACAGACTGTAATATAGTGGTCTGGGATCTATTGCGGCAATGCTCGCGGTTGAACCGGTGTGACTATGCGTTCCGTCGCCAGTTGCCATTGCGTCGGTCGTCCGCGCTGTCGATGTGTAGGAACTGTTCGGATTCGTGTACGTCTCCGGGCTGTAATTATATGCTTGTCCCGAATACGGTGGACTGTATTCCGTAAATGTGTGGTCATGGGCGGGCAGTTCTGCCGTGGTCAGGGCATGATTTCCGATTGCGATGGTTCCAGTTGGTGTTATGGTACCATTCCAGGCGGCCGGGCCCCCGGTGGCATTGACTGCATAAGCATCGCCTGCCCCGATGACAAACCTGTCCCTAAGGTCAGGAGAAGCCTTGCCCCCATAAGTACCGCCATCGCATAGATGCCAGCCGGAAGGAACATTGGCGTCGGTGCCTGACCAAATCATGATTGCGCCAAGCGGCACCACTGACGCCAGGAGATCAGCAAAATGCTGACCATCCACCATATCAGCATCAAACCCGGTATAGAATGAAGTGCTGAAGAAAGTGACATCAGCAGTTGCTTTCAGGTAATAGCGCGAATCGTGCTGATGTATATCGATATCAGCCTTTGCCTCGGCCCACTGCGATTCGAGATGATTCCACGCCTCGCCCGTAAGCTCATCAGTAGCTGACCAAGCTGATTTGAATTTCGTGTATGACATTTAAATCAGCTCTTCATTATAAAACAAATTGCATAGAAAGGTGGTCGTCTGTCTTGGTCGTCCGTGCCGTCCCAGGTGGCATTGTGACTGTGCGCATCTCCAGATCCGGCGCTGCCAGTAGAAAGTCCGGTGGCCGTGCTCTGTGAACTGCAAGCAACATATGCGGAGCCATATGTCCCCCATCCTGATGTTCTAGTGCCACTGTAATAATCGGTATAAGCGTGCGTGTGCTTGGCGATTTCCGCAGCGGTTAGACCGTGCCCGGCTACTGTCACGGTTCCGGTTGTGGTGACTGTGTTTGCGCCGCCGGTCGCGCCCGCTGCATAGTGACTTCCAGACCCGGCGATAAATCGATTCCGAAGGTCAGGAGTCTCATTTAGGCCATTACAGAGGAGCCACCCGGCTGGAATGGAAGCCTCCGATCCAGACCAGAAAGCAATAACTCCACTCGGACTTCCCGCATTGATAATATCGTCTGCACTATAACCGTCTAAAGTTTCTGCTATTAAGCCGCTGTCGTCGCCGTCGTTTGCACTCGTAAAATAGCGCGCGGCTGCCTGGGCGTCTGTATAGTAGCTGCTGCTATGGGTTATGGCATCGATATATGAAACTGCTTGGCTGTACATCCCCTCCAGATTGTCCAATGCAGTCAATTTTTCCGCAGTCGTCATTGACATTTCTAGCCAATTTGTAGCAGTGTATGCCATGACTCACACCGTTCCGTTAATATAATTCATGTTAATTTGCAAACTTTCTAGGGCGGTTTTCGTTTTAACGAAGTTCGCCCGATAGATCTCTACACCAGACCCGTATGCAGTGGTTGCGAGAGATCCGCCCCAAAAAACAACCTCATCAATCTCGCCGATTGCCTCTTCCGGCGCAACATAAGAGTAGCTATTGATATCCGTATCAAGTGCCTCATCGACCACCGAAGTATGGGCCTTTCGGAAGACGCAGGAACCGTCCCGCCACAGCTCGATATATTCTACTCTATCAAGTGGAGCGAAACACGGCCAAGTGTCGGAAGAAACTGCGAGCCCCGCCCCGATCGGGGCATGAGCGAAAATATCTGAGTGGGCGTGAGCCGGAGTCCGATCAGCATCCAGATATGTATGAGAAAAATTATACAGTTTCGCCACGCCGGAAGCATCTACGCCTTCACTGACGCTACTCTGGATTGCTTCGAATGCCGAACGAAAGAAAAGATCCCACTCGGATTGCACCGGGCCATAGCAGCCCGATACTGAATATTCAGTATCCCCGTCCTTGTGAGACTCAGAAACATTCGTTATCAGGAAGTCCAATCCGGCAACCATATCCGCCAGGTGAATATGCTGCAATGTTCCGGCAGCTAGTCCACTGCGCCTGGTTTTGTACTTTACCGTGACCCCATCGACCGCATAATTCGCGATGGTCGCATTGGCGTATTCACCAGCCGCTACTATCGAAGTCAGGGATTCATCTGATGTGATGTGCTCGATCTTGCCGGACCCTACCCCCTGCCGGGTCGCATTGGTGGCGATGGCCGACAGATCCTCCGCTTTGCTTTTTGCTTTCCAGAGCCCATAGTATTCTATGACTATCGCTGCACCATTAGCAGGAGCCACTTCGAACGTAAATGTTTCCGATTGAACGGCATAATATGAATCGTAGCTTCCGGTATCGGTTCCTTTCAGTCCGACTGTCATAGCTGATCCGGCAACGGCAACTGTAGAAATTCGATTGGCCGGATACGCAAGCGGGAAGGTCTTGGTCGTGCCATCTCCGATGAAGCTATCTGTCTGAAGATCGGTCTCTTCGTAGCCACCAACCACGATTTCGGTATTTCGATAGTCGGGATTGGTATGAACCATCGAAAAGCTTTCAGACAGTATGTCGGTGCCGTCGGTGATGTTCCAGGCAGCCGCATAGAGAGTCCTGGCATGGAAATAGAGCTTCAGATCGTAATCCAGATAGCAGACGAATTGCATAGCGTCTGCCAGCTTCTGGATGCCCACGGCAGCAGTCACATTCCCCAATGAGATCTCTGTCAGGGAAACGCCATCCTCTATGTAGCCCTCTGTTATGCCTTCCTCGGCCAGGTATTCGTCTATGATCTCTCGGACCGCGTCTCCTGGCAGCTTGTCCGTGGCCGCATAGTCGATTATCCGCCAATCCAGGATCGACGTAAAGTCGGTGGCCTCGATCGAGTGGAACTTCATCGAAGTTCCGGGTATCTTGGTTTCCTCACATGATTGGATGAGTCCGGCGAAGTCTGGAACGCCATCTAGATCGGTAATGAGCACCTTCTGCCGCTCGTAGAATACCATAGTCCCGGAATCGTCCCGGATCGTCAGGGATGCAGTGGCCCGGCCATCTACGTTGTGCTCGATCGAGACGCCCGGATCATTGAGCCAGATCGGGTCGGATACTGGAAAGATCTCTACCAGAGTGAGCGAATCCAGATCGGAGAGGATCACACCGTCCAAAGCTTCCGCTAGAGTATTCTCTGAATAGAGCTTGGTGGTGCCGACTGATATCAGCACACTATCACCTGACACGCTCGTCCGCTGCTTGCTGCCGTTCCATATCCTGCGATCTGGTAACTTGTGAGC